AACGCCAGTAAACTTTGTTATTTCTTTGTCAAAATACGGAGATAATCCCGGAACATCGGTTTTATATTTTCGCGGGCGCGCCATCTTCCAGTATCCTCTTCAAAGCAGGGTGATCTGTGGCGATCACCTCCGGCTTGTTTACCATTCCGACAAAGCGAGCTTGCGGATCCACTCGCCAGCGTCTTCCAACTTTTTTGGGGAGAGGAAATATCATTCCGGCTTTAGCGTATTTACTTAACGTACTCGGAGTTGGGACCGGTTCACTGAATTCCTCTTTTGCCCACTCAGTGAGCAGAATAAGTCTTGCCATGAGCGTCGTTCGCTAATCATGGTCGCCGCCACTATAGCTGGTGGGCAACGACCGGGGTTGAACATTAAAAATCAGCCTGATTCGGGATCAGTTTTTGCCAGATAACTGAAACGTATTTTGCCTGGTAACGGGCGTCATCAAGTGCATTATGGCGCTCACCTTCGAATGGAATAGCCGTTCTGGCATCGAAGTCTATGGCTTTCCCCAGCTCAACGATTGTGCGTACATCGCGATCGTTGTAGTAACGCCACGGGCAGGGGATCCCCTGCCGTTCGTATGAACGGCGCAAAATCGTGTTGTCGAAGTTGGCTCCATTTCCCCAGACCTGAACAAAAAATTCACCGGAGTTTTCGTCGATAAATTCCCGCAATTGTAATAGTGCATCATCTAACGGGATTTCATCGGTCATAATGGCAGATTGCGCTTCGCGTGATTGCTTAAGCCACCATTTAATGGTGTCCCGATCAATGACCCCGCCAGCAGTTTCCAGATCGATAGTCTTACTAAATTCCGGTCCCATATCTCCGGTTTGCGGATCGAAAAATATTGCACCTATTGAGATGATCGGGGCATCAGGATTTTTTCCCATGGTTTCAAGGTCGATCATTAGATGGTCACACGTCCTGCTGGTGGATGTGATTTCTTGATGACCGTTCACCTTAATTGAGTGATCTGCCGTCTCGCCAGTTTCATTATCGCTATCGTGATGCTGATTGCCGTCAGTGTTCTCCTTGTGTGGATGTTCAGCGCCTTCCATTTCCTCCGGATCATCTTCCTGAACTTCAACCTGATACTCTTCATCGAATGTTTCCTGGTATGTTGCGTCGCCCATCACCGCGCCACAATCAGGGCAGTTGCCGCCGCCGGTCTGACCGCAGGCGGTGCAGACTTTTTCCGGTTCCTGTTGCGCTACTGGCTCAGGTTGTTTCGTTTCTGGCTCGTTTTGTTGCGTATTTGGGCTGTTTTGTTCCGCTTTCTGGTCGTTCTGTTCCGTTTCTTGCTGGTTCTGGTTCACAGAATCGCGGGTTTCAATCCCCTTCACCCATTTCGGATCATTCGGGTCGCTAATCCCTGCAACAAATTCACCACGTGATGCGGCGAGCAACTGATTGGCGTCAGGCTGGCTGATATTGGCTGCCTGCATAATTTTCTTTACTTCGTCAGCGGTAACTTTTACCGGTTCTGGTTGTTCAGAATTTTGTGCGGTATTTGCATTTTGCGGTAAGCCTGTGTATGTGCCATTTTTTCGGGCAAAATATTCTTCTTTTGTGATTTCAGTAGCCCCGGCAGCCAGCGCCTTATCCAGACCAGAAAGTTTGTTTGCGCGACCGTATTTTTCGCCATCCTTGTCGGTGAAGAGGAAGTAGAACGGCCCCTCACGCTCTACAGATGGTTCGACTTCCACTTTGCATTCGGTTTTTTCGTTGTCCGGAATTGCCGTTTCCACTGCATCAGTTTCTGGTACTGGCGACGAGAGAGTGTCAGTTGCGCTCTGATTTGTTCCTTCATCTTCAAACACGCCCTTTGTAGTCAGGTATTCAGTAATGTATTTGTTCAGTGCCACAGGGTCTTTGTGAATGTCGATCGGACGTTCACGGACAAGGCCAAAAATAGTCTGGCGGTCGTAGCGAAGGGCATCAGGCTGTTTGCGCATTGATGCCGAGATACGCTTCCAGTCTTCGCGGTCGTTGTCGATAACTTCATTTTTTGCCCAGCGATGGATGCTGCCGTCAATGTTTCCGGCATCCACATCACCAGGCCAGAGAGCGTAGGCCAGTTCGTCATCCAGTGTTTTCCATGTCTGCTTATATTCGCGACGAATGACTGCAGTGACAGGGGGGATTTTTTCTGCTGAGTTTTCAGTGTGCTGTCGGTGGACTCTGGCGCGGGCGAGATCAACAACAGACGTGTATTTTCCGGTTTCCTTGCGTTCACCTTCGCGACGTTTTTTCCAGATGCGCATTTCTGCCTGAATTTCGGGCCATTTGGCACCAGGCTTACATTTATGCTTAACCCACCCGATGGCATGCAGCTTAAGCTCCGGATACATGGCGTTAACTTCTGGCATTTTCATCAACGCTTCAACGATATGTCCGTCGAATGTTGCCATGTCTTCCTGCAACAATTCCTGCGCGCTAATCACCATATCAACGGTGATGTTTTCACATGTGTCGAACTTAACCATGACAGCGTTCTGTACTTCAGGGGCCAGCTTGTCAAAAGCGACGTTCATCGGATCGGATTCAGTCTCAACCGGGACAAAGGAAGCAGCCCCCTCATCCCAGCGGTTTTCCTGCATATATTCAGCATCCCAGGAATCGAGGGCAGGGCGGGGTATACCGGGTTTATCCTCGCAAACAAGAAATTTATAAGCGCAGTCCTGAGCAGCCGGATAATGCTCCAGGAATTGCCAGTGAAATTTTGCGCGGGCGCGACGTTCATCACCGGCTTCAATGGCAGTGGCTACAGCGACTGCACCTTCTTCCTTTATTGCCTGTTCGTCCGGAATGGCGGCGCAAATAAAGACTTTACTCATTTTGTTTTACCTCATTACAGATTTAAGGGTGAACAAATCCCTGCCATTGCTGGCATATAAGAATGAAATCGGATGTTTATTACGGAACTGTTTTAAAGACCTGCCGGGATTTCGTTATTATCATGGTGAATAACTTTATCGACAGGGTAACAGTTACCGGGAATTTTCTGTTCGGTTGCTGCAGTCACACACTCCTGCATTGTCCTGTGAACACTGACTGCAATATCAACTGGCTCTCCGGAAACAAGAAAAACTGTCAGAACAAGTGCAAATGCTGTATTCATTGCCAGCATCCTTTTTGTATCGGACGTAAACGGGCCAGCATTGAAAGAATGCATATTTTATTTAATAACTCCCGTTCGTGTTTTCTCTTGTTAATGGCATCTTCAGTAAATACAGGGTTACTGATAGTGACACCAATTTCAAAACAACCTTCAGACGTATTAACGTTTGGTAATAACGTTTCCATTATCGCGTCCTCAACAATGAATTTTGTGATGCGGTGCCTGGTGCCTCCAGGTGACGTTAACCAGTTAACAATTAACGCCGGATACAGAGAATCCACCCATAACACTGTTTTTAGCTTTAACTGTTCCGCGTGCGCTTAGCCGCATTCACTGCATCACAAAATTCACTTTAAAAAGGGCGGACATCAGTTCATGGGCAAACAGATGCCGCCAAACGTCACCAGAAAATTGATAACAGAGGGCGTTGCAGCGGGGTTGTCACTTAAGCGTATGGTCAACCTGACAACCCGGTGTCCTCAACGGGGAAGGAATAACCCCGCCATACTTACCGCTGCGCCATTTCGCGGAGTGCCACAACCGGAAGCGCACGGTCGACGAAAATTTAACGACAGGCTATCTATGAACCAGCAACCTCGCCGTGCGCTTTCGCGTTATGCTCTGACTTTTCAGAGAAATATCCTTTCAGTAAACTGTCAGTGCCGGATGTTCACCCGTGTCCGGCGCACGCACTCCACTTCACCCGTGGAGAACTCCTTAATTACCAACCCTCAGGAGGGTGAATGTTAAAATCAACTCTTATTGCTAAATGCCTTTATCAAAATCGCATGGTAAGCAGCATTTCAATAGGCGAGTCTGCAGTTAAAAGTATTTTCGAAGAGTACTTTCCCGGGCATGATTTTAATAAATGGAATACCAAATTACCGCCAGCAGTTTCAACGCGTATTCTGAAAGCAACCGAAAGAGCAAGTACAATTCGCGTTAACTATTTCATTAAAGATTTGTGGGATCTTTGATATCCACAGAGCCTAAAGTATGTGCATATGGATGTGCTATTATGCGCCCTCGCAGATTTGCATCATTTTCTAAATTCACTGAACGAAACAGGGCATCAACAAGGCTCTGTACAATGCAAAGGCAATCGAAGACTGTCGCCGTTTCTGTTTTGATTGATGAAAGAACATGGCCATTCACGCAAACAGAAATTACCCGTTTATTAACATCGCTTTCCTGCTTTTGATTATCAGAACCATATAGCCCAGAAAAAGCATTGCGCACATTACGAACCATATTATCGATGGTTTCTTTTTCTGCGGTACTAAGGTCAAGAGTAGCCAGTTGTGAACGAACTATATTCGATGCCATTTCCTGTAATGGCGTTGGTAAATCTTTAAATTCCATTATTAGCCTCGTTGGTTAGCTATTAACGTGGGTATGTAATCATTCTGGCAATGCTTAATGCCGCTGCTTTTTCCAGATTGGTGATATCCTGCTCCAGAGCGGACAGATTTTCAGCCTGCTTAGCCCTGGCTTCATTGGCCCATTTCAGGTCCTGCACCGCCTTAATTTTCTGGTGCATCCACTCATAAAGTTCATCATCGGTATAGTCTGGCGCGATGATGACGGGGTCTCGTTTCTGCATGTCGGCTCCTTGTGGTTAGCGTTGCCTGCTTTTTAACCACGTCAGGCGAGGTGGTATCCTCTGAGGGGTCTGTTACTCGAGAGGAAATTGGTTATGAATACAATCAAGTTTTCTTGCCCAGAATGTGGTGGCTAAGTCTTTGACACATCCTTTAAGCCGCAGGGCTCTGACAGTTTCGCGGGAGCCATCTGCAAAAATTGTGGTCACCTTGTAACTGAAGATGAGTCCTCGCAGTTCGATGACGAAATCGTTGACAATATCTTCGGTGCACTCACCAGAGACTTTCTGAAGTAAAGGCGCATACCGCTTAGTTACCGCTCTGATAACTCTTACCTGTCCGGCAATGGCGCTGATATCAATATAAAGCGCCATCGCTGTTTCTTTGCTGATCCCTGGACGCCTTCCATTCTGATGTTTGACTCGCCCACTGAGAAATCCTCTGCTTCCCCTTAACGCCGGGTAGCGGAACTGTTTGCTGAGAACACCGTGCGGTGTCTTGATGAGTAGAATTTAGAATAGCCTAAGAGTTATGGTCAAGCTTTTTGTGTAGAAAAACCTAAGCTTCTTGATGTAAAAAACACAAGTATTTGAAAGTTTGTGCTTTTTATTACAGAGAGTTGCGAAAAAAAGGGGGGTTATTTATTTGCGCTTCTTTTGCGAGCTTTGAGTAGTTCTTCAAAAAGTTTGTTGAAATTCTCAACTCGAGCACGCATCTCTGACAACAGAGCCTTTTGCTCTGACTCAGGCAGTGCGTCGAACAGTTGAAGCAACTCTTTTTGATCTTCTGTCAGATTGACTGGCTGATTATCTGGGATCGGTTCGCCTGGTTGCTTATCTTCATCTCCAAAAAGAAGCCAAGTCGGCGAGCACTGAAGCGCCTGGCTCAGTGCGAATAATCTCTTCCCCGCTGGCTGTGTTTCATCTCTTTCCCATTGAGAAATTGTTACGTGAGCCACTTTGACCAGCTTACCTAATGCGGCCTGAGACAGTTTTAATTTTTTTCGCCTGTATAAGAGGCGAGCACCGAAGGTTTCGTTTTTCATATTAGGTAATTCTAATTTTTCTTGACTTAGGTTTCTCTACAATCTAGTTTCCTTAGGAAAATCTAAGGGTTTCGATATGTTGAAAATTGATGCTATAGCGTTTTTTGGCAGCAAAACAAAGCTTGCCAATGTCGCAGGAGTTAGGCTGGCAAGCGTTGCTGCATGGGGGGAACTGGTTCCTGAAGGTCGCGCGATGCGCCTGCAAGAGGCATCCGGCGGGGAACTTCAGTACGACCCCAAAGTTTATGACGAATATCGTAAGGCAAAGCGGGCGGGGCGGTTGAACAATGAAAATCACCACTGAACAGGTTTGTGAGGCTCTGGATACCTGGGTATGCCGACCAGGAATGACACAGGAGCAGGCGACGATATTAATCACGGAAGCATTCTGGGCTCTGAAAGAACGCCCGAACATCGATGTTCAACGCGTCACGTTTAATGATGGCGAGGTTGATCAACGGGCGCTGGGCGTTAACCGGGTGAAGATATTCGAACGCTGGAAAGCTATCGACACCAGAGATAAGCGTGACAAATTCACGGCGCTGATTCCGGCAATTATGGAGGCTATCCGGATCAGCGATTTCAGATTGTATTGTGAAATTACTGACGGAAAAAGCATTACGTACATGATCGCCGGGTTAAACAAAGAATATGGCGATGTGGTGGAGTCCGGGCTGCTTTTTGCGGATCCAGTTGTTGTGGAACGTGAGACTGACGAGCTTATAGAAAAAGCTATTGCTTTCAAGCATGCGTATCGTCAGCAATACCAATATTACTTTGCAGATAAACAAATATCTGCCAGGGGGGCGTATGAGTATCGATGCACTACGATGGGCTAAAAAGGTGAAAACCGGCAGTTCATCCAGTAAGTCAGTATTGACCTGGCTTGCTGATATGTGCGGTGCCGATTTGTGTGCATACCCGTCTGTATCTGCACTGGCAGAAGTAACGGAACTGAACAAAAAGACTGTGCAGGACAGCTTACGACACCTGATGGAGATTGGGTTAATTGTTGATACCGGTGAGAGAAAAGGCAGAACAAAGCAAATTGTGGTGTACCGACTTATCGGTGTAGAAGAAAGTGTTGCCGAGCCTGAATACACCCAAAAACGGGAGTCTTTAAAGGTGGGTAAAATTGGTGCTGTTAATAAAAACAGTACCGAAAATGGTTATGTTTCAGCACAAAACAGACCCAAAAACAGAACTCTTAGCTGCATGGAAAATAACCAAAGACACCCAAATTTTCCATCAAAGACACCCAAAAACGGATCACGGAACCCAAAGGAACCCAAAGATCTAAACCCCACACATAACGCACGCGAGAGTGCTCCGACCAGTGAGCAGGAAGTTTTGTCGTTACAGGCAGCCCCCCATGTATTCCTGTATGGCCTGAGCGAACCCATCGGAAAATTTCCGATGACCGATAGCTGGTATCCGTCACGGGATTTTCGACGACGGGCTGCGTTGTGGGGGATGGCTTTGCCGGAGACAGAATTTACACCTGCTGAACTTACCGCATTCCGGGACTACTGGGCAGCGGAGGGGAAAGTGTTTACGCAGATTCAGTGGGAGCAGAAATTCGCCCGTCACGTAAATCACGTCAGGGCGCAGGTTAAACCAGTCAGCAAGGGGGTAAACCATGCAGCAGCACCAGGTGGCACCGCATCACGGGCAGTTCAGGAAATTCGGGCAGCACGTGAGCAGTGGGAACGTGAAAACGGATTTATCAGCGACGGAAACGGCCTGGAAGCTGTGGGAACTCATGGGGGAGGTTTATTCGAACCGCTGGACCCAGAAGAACGGGGCCGCACCTTCGAAGCTCTGGATTGCACAGATTGGCGCGATGACTGAGCAGCAAATCCGGCAGGTCTGCCGCCAGTGCATGGACCGCTGCCGGGCGGGTGAAACATGGCCTCCGGACCTGGCTGAGTTTGTGGCGCTGATTTCGGAAAGCGGGGCCAATCCATTTGGCCTGACGGTGGATGCTGTGATGGAGGAGTATCGCCGCTGGCGTAATGAGTCCTGGCGATATAACGGAAGCGACAAATATCCGTGGCCTCAGCCTGTGCTGTATCACATTTGCCTCGAGATGCGTTCAAAGGGGATTGAACGCCAGATGACCGAAGGGGAATTAAAACGGCTTGCAGAACGGCAGCTGACGAAATGGGCAAAGCATGTTAGTAACGGCCTGAGCGTTCCGCCAGTACGGCGACAACTGGCGGCACCAAAACGCCCGTTGGGACCAACGCCAATTGAGTTGCTGAAACAGGAGTATGAACGCCGGAAAGCGGCTGGTTTTGTCTGATTTGAGAAGTAATTTTTATCCGGAGGAAATTTTAATGGGAACCGTATTGCATGCACTGAAAGCGATGGGTAAAGCCAATTCTGTTGAACTGGCGGCGCGGCTTGATATCAGCCGTGAAGAAGTTCTCAACGAACTGTGGGAACTCAAAAAAAATGGCGTTGTTGATAAAACGGGTCACACCTGGTTTCTGGCTGGTGAAGGTGAATCCGGGGTAACCGAAGAACAGCCAGCACAGTCTGAAGTACCGGATGTGCTGACCGGGGAGGTCGAACAAAAAGTTACTGCGGACATGATGATTGAGTTTATCTGTCAGGATGGGGCTAAAACGTGTGAGGAACTGGCGGATAAGTTCGGTGTTAGCATTCGCAAGGTTGCTTCCACGTTGGCGGTCGTAACAGCAACGGGGAGCCTGGCACGCGTAAATCAGAACGGTAAATTTCGTTACTGCATACCGGGCGCTGATTTACCGGCAGAGCCGGAAGCTGCATCGGTAACGGAAACCGATGGTAAAGCCTTTCCTCAGCCAACAGGTGTTGCGTTACCAGTCCGGGAAGCGGAAACACAGGAAGAAATAAAAACTGAAAGTGTGGCGGTCACAGTGCAGTCACAGCCGTTGTTCACCAGAAAACATCCGGATGGTCTGATTTTACCATCGCTGCATGTGGCTAACCGCGAGCTGCGCCGGGCAAAAGGTCAGGTTCAGAAGTGGGAGCGTGTCTGCGCCGCGCTGCGGGAGCTGAACAAGCACCGGGATATTGTTCG